CAAATGGGACAAGACTGGTCTTCTTGAAGGACTAGAAGGTGTCGATAAGGCACACATGTCCATCTTGCTTGAAAATCAAGCACAACAATTGTTGAACGAAGCTACCGCTACTGGTACTTCCGCTAACAGTGAACAATGGGCTGGCGTAGCTCTTCCATTGGTTCGCCGTGTATTCGCTGAAATTTCCGCTAAGGAATTCGTTTCAGTTCAACCAATGAACCTACCATCCGGTCTAATCTTCTATCTAGATTTCAAGTATGGTACTACCCGTGGTGGTCTTCCAGGCCAAAACGGTTACACCACCAATCAATCATTGTTCGGTGGTAACGGAATTAAGCTAGGTTCTACCGATGCTGCTGTTAACGGTCTATACGGTGTAGGTCGTTATGCTTATACTGAAAACTATCAATCCGCTTCATTTACATTTACAACCGGATCTGCAACATTGAATGATCTTGACTTTGATTCTTCATTGAGTTCAAGTACTCTTTCATTCACTGGTGTAAAGTTGAGTGTAAACATCGGTTCAAATAGCCAAAACATCGATTTGAATGCTGTAAGAAGCTTTGCTTTCACCAGCGGTTCAATCGCTGCTACAAACATGGTAAATGAATTGACCAAAGTATATAACACTGGTTCACTAGCATCCCCATATTATAAGATTCAATTCATATATTCTGGTTCAGTTGCTGGTTTCGGTGCTGGTACTGGTACTGGTTTACTAACTTACACTGTACAACCTACCGATAGTACCCGTGGTGACTTCGAAGATAAGGGTACTAGTGCTGCAGCAGGTACATCTGGTTTGTCTACTGATATCAACATTCCAGAAGTTAACTTGGAACTTAAGAGCGAACCTATCGTTGCTAAGACCCGTAAGTTAAAGGCAGTCTGGACCCCAGAATTGGCTCAAGACTTGAATGCTTACCACAGCATTGATGCAGAAGCAGAATTGACTGCTCTTTTGAGTGAATATGTATCAATGGAAATTGATCTTGAAATCATGGACATGTTGATCAGTGCTGCTCCAGCATTGACAACTGAAGGATGGTCTGCAGTAATCGGTAAGGATATCATCAAGGGTGCAAATGACTCTAATGGTCTTCCAACATTCTCAGTAGATACCGCAGCAGCAAACAAGACTGCTTACGTAAAGAGCACCTGGTTCCAAACTCTTGGTAACAAGATCCAAAAGGTCTCTAACAAGATTCATCAATTGACTCTACGTGGTGGTGCAAACTTCCTAGTAGTAGGTCCAGACGTAGCAACCATCTTGGAATCAATCCCAGGATACGTTGTTAACACAGACGGTGATTCTGCTAAGTTCGCAATGGGTGTAAGTCGTGTTGGTAGCTTCGCAAGTCGCTTCCAAGTCTACAAGAACCCATATATGCAAGAAAACACCATCTTGATGGGCTTCCGTGGAAATAACTTCCTAGAAACCGGTGCTGTATATTCTCCATACATCCCACTAGTACAAACTCCATTGGTATACGATCCAGTCAACTTTACTCCACGTAGAGGTGTATTGACTCGTTATGCTAAGAAAGTCGTAAGACCAGAATTTTACGGCAAGATATATGTTTCTGACTTAGATCAAATCTAATTCAAACTAACATAGTTTAATCAATAACCCTCACAGTAAAATGTGAGGGTTTTTTATTGCGTTTTTATTAAAATTCAAGATATTTATGGTAAGGTATGAAAATAGGTATTTACAAAATTACAAATTTAAAAAACGGAAAATTTTACATCGGTTCATCAAGAGATATAGACAGAAGATGGTGGGAACATATAAATGAATTAAATAAAAATATTCATATAAATAAAAAATTACAAAATTCATGGAATTTTTACGGCAAAGATAATTTTAAATTTGAAGTAATTGAAGAATTAAATGATGAACAAATATTATTGGAAAGAGAACAGTATTATTTAGATACATTTCAACCTTATAGAAACAATATTGGTTATAATATTGCATTAAGTTCTTCAGGAGGAGATAATTTTACACATAATCCAAATAAAGAAACTATAAGACAACAATTATCTGAAATGTATTCGGGAGAAAATAATCCTATGTTTGGAAAAAAACATAATAATGATAGTATTATAATTCAAAAACAAAAAGCATTAGGTAGATTTACTTTAAATTGGTTTATTGAAAAATATGGAATTGAAATTGGAACTATAAAATATGAAGAGAGAAGAAATAATTTATCTTCAAGAAAAATAAATTACTCTTATGATAATAATAAAACAGGTAAAAAACAAGGTCCAATGAATGAAAACAGAAAAACAAACATTTCCGTTTCAAAAAATAATATTAAAAAAATAAAACATGAATTATATCAAGACATATTATCCAATCAATATACAATTAAAGAACTTTCAATTAAATATAATTTGAGTGGAACTACTATAAAATATCACAAACGAAAGATAAAATTATAGCATATTTATATTATATGATAAATTTAACTGATATAGTGGATGAAATTTTAGAAAAAAATGAACCAATGAAATTGGTTAAAGACGTTCATATAAGTGACAGATTAAAATATCACTTAGATAATAAATTAACATTAGAAGAAAATATTTTTAGAATTTATAGTGAAGGATATTTTAAACTAGTAAATGAAGTTCGTAGTTTATACAACGATGATGTAATTGAATTAAATGATGATGATGTAGATATTATAGAAAGTGATTTAGGAATTAAAGCAGTATATGAAGGTATAGAAGTTTATTTAGATGCGCCAATTGAATTGGAAGAAGATGAATATCTAAATGAGGTAAAACACAGAGGTAGAACTGTACATCTTAGTAGACCATTTAGAACTCCAGGAGGACCAAAGAAATTTGCAGTATATGTAAGAGGTAAGAATGGTAATATCAAGAAAGTAACATTTGGTGATCCTAAGATGCGAATACGAGCAAGTAGTAAGGCTCGTAGAAAGAGTTTTAGAGCAAGACACAGATGTAGTCAAAAGAAAGATAGAACAACGGCTGGATATTGGAGTTGCAGAAGTCATAGAATCAAATCATTAGGAACTAAAAGCAAGGGTAAGTACTGGTAAGTTATGGAGTTTCCATTTAAAGAAAGTCAAATTGAAGGTAATTTATATCTAAGAGAATTTGAAGAAAGTGTAGATATAGATGATTTGGAATGGCATAGAGATAGAGAAGATAGAATTGTAGAAATAATTGGTACAACTGATTGGCAATTGCAAATGGATAATGAATTACCAAAAATTATGTCTGGTAAATTTTTTATACCAAAAGAAGTTTGGCATAGAATTATTAAAGGAAATGGTGATTTAAAAGTTAGAATAACTAAATTATAATATATTTATAAACAATGAGTGCGAACAAATATCTTTATTTAATGATAAAGACACATATGATCACTGGATTAAAGTATCTCTGTAAGAGAGTTACTACCAGTGATTCTAAAGCTATTTCATATAAAGGATCAGGCAAGTATTGGAAAAATCACCTTAAAATACATGGAAATAACATAAATACAGAAATACTTGCTAAATATGATCTAGATAAAATTGAAGAATTTAGTAAATTATGTATAGAACACAGTAATAAATTTAATGTAGTTCATAGTAATGAATGGGCAAATTTAATTGAAGAAAATGGATTTTCAGGTGCAGTAATTGGTGAAAATAATCCTAGTAAAAATCCAGAAGTTAATCTTAAAAAAAGTAAATCATTAAAAGGAAAGTATACAGGAAAACTTGCAAATTTTTATGGAAAAAAACATACTGAAGAAACCAAAACAAAGATGAGCATTGCAAATTCAGGTGATAATAATGTAATGCGTAGAAGACCTGAAGTTTTATCAAAATTAATATTAACAAAAAATAAACCAGAAAATAAAGAAAAACAAAGATTGATTGCAATTGAAGTAAATAGTAGACCAGAAGTAAAAGAAAAGATTAGACAATCAAAATTAGGATTAAACAATCCAGTTGCAGATAAAAATATTTATACACTCAAAAATAAATTTACCGGCGATACTATTATCGGTACACGATTTGATTTAATTGAACAAATGAAAAATTTAAATAGTAACAATCCATTTATTAATATATTAACAAACGGAGATATTGGTTATTTTTTAAGAAAAGATAGAATTGTAAAAAATGTGAAAGGATGGACTAAGATATGAGTGCTGCACTTGATAACGACAGAATTCGATGGCCTGGGAGTGGTAGTGCTGTAAATACAGGCAGTATACCATTTGGATTTTACTTAAGTGAACCAACACCATCTAGTTTAACTGGAAGTGTTGGATTCTTTGAATATGATTGTGAAAAGAGTGCTGAATGGGCAGCTAAAAGAATGGGATATCCAATCATTGACATTGAATTGATTGATCTTAATTTTTATGCCGCATTTGAAGAAGCTGTAAATGAATATGGTGCTCAAGTAAATCAATTTAATATCAGAAACAATTTATTAAATTTACAAGGATTAAGTACCGCAGATAATCCTAATATTACAGGAAAAAATGTTACTGGAACAGGATTACCATATATAATTCAATTGGCCAAAGGATATGGAAGTGAAGTTGGTGTAGGTGGATATGTTGATATAAAAAAGGCTGCAGTTCAATTAACATCCAGTGTACAAACATATGATTT